CTAGAGATTCCATTAAGGGATTTATCGGTACCCTAACGGCCCGCCTGAGCCAATACTGTTAACTTCTTCCGCGCTTGGAAGAAGGATTCCAGCTCTCGCTGTCTGGTTGGTGAGATTCCAAATGCCATCCAGAAGGTCATACGTGCCTCATTCGTAACAGGTCGCCAAACATCTTTCGGTTCACACCGCCTCATCATATATTCATCGTAAAGTCTTATAGAAAATTGCCCATCTGCCGTCCGTTTGAGTAGTTGAGCCCATTCTTGCAATATTGGAACACCCGAATTGCAATGTAGCTCCCCTTCGCCAACAGCACCTAGCAACTTCAAATAACCTTCACGATTTGGATATGTCTTAAGCGTATAACAACATCTAGCAATAACACGTGTAGGGTTTCGTACCATCCGCGGTCTGTCATTAACGATAACAACTCTACATTGACAAAACTCAACATCATGTATGTCATCAACGACCAAAATCTTAGTTGCCATACACGCACGTTCGTAAAAGTCAAAATCGAGTAAATGCAACTGGGATCGGTCGAGGCAGATAACCATATCGTCCCCGTTCACTCTAATCTCAGCCACAACATACCTCGTAAATTCTAGAGCTAGGGCATAATTATCCGATGACCCTTCAAATGATGTCAAAATTTCCCCAGAGCACAAAGTCTCTTCCATTTCATACATCACTTGGTTGGCCGTCATACACCTGTTCTTAGCTTGCCTGTTTATCATATCTCGAAAATGTTGGTCATGTCTGTAGCACTGTATCATCCAGATTCGGAAAAACTTTCTCATGCCTATTAAATGCGCATCGTATTTTGAATGGTCCAACGGTATGTACACAGGATTAGCAAATTTGTCACCCATGTGATACAAATTATCTGCTATCTCGTAACTATTCATTCCTTTAATGAATATACGGTCCCTTTTTGTACAATAACGACCATTACGTCGATATAACACGTACTTCTCCAATGGTTTAATGTACCTGGCCAATTCATAACAATACTCGTCAGATCTGTGCTGTATCATTCGAGGGGCTTTACCCTCTAATGGGTCTGACATATTATCATCTTGTTTTTCTTTTTTAAGAAATGCCTTAACATTATAAGACCAATGGGGCAATCCACCATATTTATCGATGGAAGCATAAGCGTTCCTTATCCGCTGCCTTCTATTCTGTGGAGATTCACTAATGACTTGCTCCCTGGTGTAAGGTTTAAACTGTTTAACCGGATACATCTTATTAAACTGAGCAAAACAACGCATATAAATAGACAAAGCCTGTCTATCCATGGGCTTCACTGGTTTTAGATGTCGCTCATGCAGTGAAATTATCTCGTTAACCTGACAACTCTGATAACCACCACATGCTCTTACACCAAGCACAGCAGGTACTTCGACCAATTGGGCGATATAGGATCGATGCACGCATCCCTGCGGTTCAATACACTTAATCGCTGCATGGTCTCCAACTGGATTATTGGGTTTCCTGTCACAACAAACAACTCTAGGCGGGAGAATCAACCATTGTCATTTTGGACCAGGTAACACCTCATAGGCGCTAGCTAACCAGCGCTTATCGGCGTATTTCTTAAAACCAATAGCCTTGACAAATCTGTTAATCAGACTACGCCTGGGCACTACAGCACCCCTGACGTATGTATTGAATACCTTAATCTGTGTAGGGTCTTGATTTCTCAAAAAAGTCCTAAAATTTCGATCTATGTTGTTATCAAGCATCGCACGATTAATGGCCTTAGCCAACTGCTCATGTTTCTCCCTTTCCAACATATCTGGCCGATTCACTCTAAGCCAAGCCTCGCCCTTCCGTTTCAACAACTCTGGCAAGTCGGTGTCACGGGTGCGGAAAGCTGCTTCAGAACGCAATTTCCACGTCAAATCATCATCAGCAGAATGTTGTTGCCTTAACAAAATATTTCGCCTGGCAACCTCATCATGCAATAAAGTCTGAACGTGCTTGTTGTGTCCTTTCTGCACCTTAATCCGTGTCAAATCCATCAGTTTCGGGCTGGATATCCCAAAGATCAGGAGTCTCTTCTGATACCTATGTCTAGCTTCCCGAAGTCTACTTCGGAAACTAAACCTGATTGCATCCAACTCTCGCTCATCAACTCCTCCATCATCTCGACAATCTGTCGATATTGTTTCGGGGAGAGATCTCGTACTGTTAATGCTATTCTCAAGAGAGGTGGTAATGACTTGTCTAATAGCATCAATTCCGCTAAATCTTCGTGCAACCATAGGTATTGTTTGACATCTAACTGTCTCGTCGTGGGTAATAGAGTCTGCGCCAGCTTCTTGGACGCAATTGTCCAAGGCACCACTACTCTGGTCTTGAATCTGCAGGGACATACACTGGGTCGCATTAGTTTGAGGAAAGAGGGATGCGCAGCGAGCGCAGCACAATAGCCCCTGACCATAGCATAATGTTGTGTGTGACTTACACAGTGGACACACAAATTTATCCACATAGGATCGACAGACACATGGTATGGTGTCAGGATTTGCTGCTTGATACCCTTTACCATGGACGCAATTTCTAATATGCGGTAAGCATTTCGTGCAGGTACAAATGACACACGCACGACAATCACAGGGATGGTTGTGTGACTTATCCCCGAAAGGAACCCTTGAAATGATGATTCCTCTTGCTTTCGCAAATTCCATTGCTCGTCTTCGAATACGACGCATTGCAGAATTGTTTGAGACTCGACTACCCCTCCTAGCAACCGAAAAACCGATCCAGTCTCGCTACCAGTTTCATCACCAGCTGATGGCGAGACATGTACATCAGCTGTGACCTCTAACTCTACCGCTTTAACAGCCGTTTGATCACGGCGACGGACAAACGTCCGCTGACGTTTGCCCTTACCCCTAAAGCTTCGGGGATTTTGAGATTCGGAGGCATGATTAATTGTGTCTTGATTATCCATTGATATATAAGCG